CTACTTGCTAACCACGAGCGGCAAATCCAGTGTTGGTGTGATTTTTGTTTTACGATCGTAAATCAACACCTGATTTTCTGTTTTATGCCCGCTGAAAATTTGTTTGTCGCGACTGCTGCCTTCGTAATCTGAGATCCCCTTGGCTTTTATGTCGTGAAAATTGCACCCGAACGGAACGCCAACTTTTTGCTCGGCTGCGCGTTTAGCCTGATTCCACCAGTTATTCAGCGTTTTAGCTATGACTTTCCCGCCTTTGGTTGTATTGATCACATATTCGCATGTACAGGAAGATACATTTCGGGCTAACTGGATCGCTGTACGTAATCGCGGTGACCATTCCTTGATTTGTTTGGTGCCGGTTTTGTTTTGCTCAATGTAGATCCCTTTATCCATAATATCCTGCCATTTCAACTCAAGCACATCACCGAGTCTTGCCGCACAGAGATAGGAAATCTCCATTGCAATGCGTAACTGTGGAATTGCTTCCGCATATATCGCCGCATACTGTTCATCGGTGATGTAAACAGTGCGGGCTTTAAGAGAGAATTTTCTGACTCCTTTGCATGGGTTATTCTTCACATACCCACGCTCATATCCCCACCCGTATACTCGACTCAGGCTTGCCAGTTCATGATTTGCCTGGGTCTTGCTCTCAAGCCCTCGTTTATCCATGAAAATTCTTACCTGCTCAGTTTTGACATTATCAGCAAGCACTTTTCCGAATACCATCAGCAACGCCTTCTGATGTTGTCGATAATCTTTTTGGGTTCGGGGGGCCAGTTCTGTAAATGCAGGGGAGTCCATAAACATGTGCCACAATTTAGCTACGGTCATTATGTTGTGGAGTTTTGCTTTTTCCAGTTCATAATTTTGCCAGACTTTAGCTACGCTGGTTTTCCGCACTCTTCCTAGCCCTATACTTCTTGTACTTCCTTCGGGTTTCCACACGTAACTGTAACCATTCGATCTAACCCGCGGTGGCAGTACATTATCTTTTTTATTTTTTCTTGGTCTTCCCATTGTTCAGCGCCTCAAAATCGGGTTCAGCAGAAACCAGTTCAGATGTTTTTGGCATCGTTGTCAGACCGTGTGGAATATCCCTGCGGAGAACTATGGGTTCGTTTTTAGGGCCGATTACAAATGGGATGCCGTGCAGTCTTAACTGGTGTTGCTGTTTTGTGTATCGCTCGTATTTCGTGATCTCTTTAATCTCTGCTGGAGATAGAGTTAATTCGTACATGTGGTCACGTGCCTTTACAGCATGACCGCGGCCACTATAGCTGGTGGGCGGCGATATGGGTTGAACATCAAAAATCAGCCTGACTCGGGAGCAGTTTTTGCCAGATGGCTGAAACGTATTTTGCCTGGTAACGCGCATCGTGCAGGGCGTTATGGCGTTCACCTTCGAATGGAATAGTCGTTCTTGCGTCGAAATCCATCACCAGTCCCAGAGCAACCATCGTTCTTACATCGCGATCATTGGTGTAACGCCACGGGCAGGGGATCCCCTGCCGTTCATATGAACGGCGTAAAATCACGTTGTCGAAAGTTGCACCGTTACCCCAGACCTGAACAAAAAATTCACCGGAGTTTTCGTCGATAAATTCCCGGAATTGCAGCAGTGCATCATCCAACGTGATTTCATCGGTCAGAATGGAGGATTGTGCTTCGCGTGACTGTTTCAGCCACCACTTAATGGTGTCCCGATCGATGACCCCACCTGCGGTTTCCAGATCGATAGTTTTGCTGAATTCTGGCCCCATCTCTCCGGTTGCCGGATCAAAAAACTTACCGGCTATAGAGTTTATTGGCGCATCAGGATTTTTTCCCATTGTTTCAAGGTCAATCATCAGATGGTGCCACAACCTGCTGGTGGATGAGATTTCATGATGACCGTTCACTTTAATTAAGGGATTTGCTGTTTCGCCAGTTTTATTATCGCTGGCGTGATACTGATCGCTGCCAGTGTTCTCCTTGTGCAGATGTTCAGTGCCTTCCATTTCCTCCGGATCATTTTTCTGAGCTTCAGCCTGATTCTCTTCATCGAATGTTTCCAGGTAGGTTGCGTTCCCCATCACCGCACCACAGTCAGGACAGTTGCCGCCACCGGTCTGACCGCATGCGGTGCAAACTTTTTCCAGTTCCTGTTGCACTGCTGGTTCTGGTTGTTGTTCTTCTGGCCCGTTTTGTTGCGTATCCGGGCTGTTTTGTTCCGCTTCTGGCTCATTTTGTTTCACGTTGGGCTGATTCTGGTCCTCAGCGTCGCGACTCTGGATCCCTTTCACCCATTTCGGATCATTCGGGTCGCTAATCCCTTCAACAAATTCACCACGTGATGCAGCAAGCAATTTATCGGCGTCAGGCTGGCTGATATTGGCTGCCTGCATAATTTTGTTTACTTCGTCAGCGGTAACTTTTACCGGCTCTGATTGTTCGGAATCTTCAGCGGTATCCACATTTTGCGGTAAGCCCGTGTATGTGCCATTTTTTCGGGCAAAATATTCTTCTTTTGAGATTTCGGTACCGCCGGCAGCCAGCGCCTTGTCCAGACCAGAAAGTTTGTTTGCCCTGCCGTATTTTTCCCCGCCCTTATCGGTAAAGACGAAATAAAATGGTCCTTCACGCTCTACAGATGGTTCAGCTTCCACCAGGATTTCATTTTTTTGAGTATCGGATTCTGCCGTCTCCACTGGAGCAGTTTGTGCTGCTGACGGCTGGAGAGCATCAGTAGAGCTCTGGTCTGTTTCTTCATGTTCAAACACGCCCTTTGTCGTCAGGTATTCACTGATATATTTGTTCAGTGCAACGGGATCTTTGTGAATATCGATCGGACGTTCGCGAACAAGGCCAAAAATAGTCTGACGGTCATAGCCAAGTGCTTCGGGCTGTTTGCGCATTGATGCTGAGATACGCTTCCAGTCTTCGCGATCCTTGTCGATAACCTCATTTGTCGCCCAGCGATGGATGGTACCGTCAATGTTTCCTGCATCCACATCACCGGGCCAGAGGGCGCAGGCCAGTTCATTGTCGAGTGTTTTCCATGTCTGTTTGTATTCGCGGCGAATGGCAACAGTGACAGCCCCGGTTTTTTCAGCAGCGTTTTCAGGGTTCTGTTGGTTGACTCTGGCGCGGGCGAGATCAACAACAGACGTGTATTTTCCGGTTTCCTTGCGTTCACCTTCGCGACGTTTTTTCCAGATGCGCATCTCTGCCTGAATTTCAGGCCATTTAGCGCCAGGCTCACATTTATGCTTAACCCACCCGATGGCATGCAGTTTAAGTTCAGGATACATGGCGTTAACTTCTGGCATTTTCATCAACGCTTCAACGATATGTCCGCCGAATGTTGCCATGTCTTCCTGTAGTAATTCCTGTGCGCTAATCACCATATCAACGGTGATGTTTTCGCATGTGTCGAATTTAACCAGGACTGCGTTCTGTACTTCAGGGGACAGCTTGTCAAAATTGACGTTCATCGGATCGGATTCTGGTTCGACCGGTACAAAGGAAGCTGACTCCTCATCCCAGCGGTTTTCCTGCATATATTCGGTATCCCAGGAATCGAGGGCAGGGCGGGGTATGCCGGGTTTATCCTCGCAGACAATAAATTTATAAGCGCAGTCCTGAGCAGCCGGGATATTGCTCCAGGAATTGCCAGTGAAATTTTGCGCGGGCGCGACGTTCATCACCGGCTTCAATGGCAGTGGCTACAGCGACAGCACCTTCTTCCTTTATTGCCTGTTCGTCCGGAATGGCGGCGCAAATAAAGACTTTACTCATTTTGTTTTACCTCATTACAGATTTAAGGGTGAACAAATCCCTGCCATTGCTGGCATATAAGAATGAAATCGGATGTTTATTACGGAACTGTTTTAAAGACCTGCCGGGATTTCGTTATTATCCTGGTGAATAACTTTATCGACAGGGTAACAGTTACCGGGAATTTTCTGTTCGGTTGCTGCAGTCACACACTCCTGCATTGTCCTGTGAACACTGACTGCAATATCAACTGGCTCTCCGGAAACAAGAAAAACTGTCAGAACAAGTGCAAATGCTGTATTCATTGCCAGCATCCTTTTTGTATCGGACGTAAACGGGCCAGCATTGAAAGAATGCATATTTTATTTAATAACTCCCGTTCGTGTTTTCTCTTGTTAATGGCATCTTCAGTAAATACAGGGTTACTGATAGTGACACCAATTTCAAAACAACCTTCAGACGTATTAACGTTTGGTAATAACGTTTCCATTATCGCGTCCTCAACAATGAATTTTGTGATGCGGTGCCTGGTGCCTCCAGGTGACGTTAACCAGTTAACAATTAACGCCGGATACAGAGAATCCCCCCATAACACTGTTTTTGGTTTTAACTGTTCCGCGTGCGCTTAGCCGCATTCACCGCATCACAAAATTCACTTTAAAAAGGGCGGACATCAGTTCATGGGCAAACAGATGCCGCCAAACGTCACCAGAAAATTGATAACAGAGGGCGTTGCAGCGGGGTTGTCACTTAAGCGTATGGTCAACCTGACAACCCGGTGTCCTCAACGGGGAAGGAATAACCCCGCCATACTTACCGCTGCGCCATTTCGCGTTATGCTCTGACTTTTCAGAGAAATATCCTTTCAGTAAACTGTCAGTGCCGGATGTTCACCCGTGTCCGGCGCACGCACTCCACTTCACCCGTGGAGAACTCCTTAATTACCAACCCTCAGGAGGGTGAATGTTAAAATCAACTCTTATTGCTAAATGCCTTTATCAAAATCGCATGGTAAGCAGCATTTCAATAGGCGAGTCTGCAGTTAAAAGTATTTTCGAAGAGTACTTTCCCGGGCATGATTTTAATAAATGGAATACCAAATTACCGCCAGCAGTTTCAACGCGTATTCTGAAAGCAACCGAAAGAGCAAGTACAATTCGCGTTAACTATTTCATTAAAGATTTGTGGGATCTTTGATATCCACAGAGCCTAAAGTATGTGCATATGGATGTGCTATTATGCGCCCTCGCAGATTTGCATCATTTTCTAAATTCACTGAACGAAACAGGGCATCAACAAGGCTCTGTACAATGCAAAGGCAATCGAAGACTGTCGCCGTTTCTGTTTTGATTGATGAAAGAACATGGCCATTCACGCAAACAGAAATTACCCGTTTATTAACATCGCTTTCCTGCTTTTGATTATCAGAACCATATAGCCCAGAAAAAGCATTGCGCACATTACGAACCATATTATCGATGGTTTCTTTTTCTGCGGTACTAAGGTCAAGAGTAGCCAGTTGTGAACGAACTATATTCGATGCCATTTCCTGTAATGGCGTTGGTAAATCTTTAAATTCCATTATTAGCCTCGTTGGTTAGCTATTAACGTGGGTATGTAATCATTCTGGCAATGCTTAATGCCGCTGCTTTTTCCAGATTGGTGATATCCTGCTCCAGAGCGGACAGATTTTCAGCCTGCTTAGCCCTGGCTTCATTGGCCCATTTCAGGTCCTGCACCGCCTTAATTTTCTGGTGCATCCACTCATAAAGTTCATCATCGGTATAGTCTGGCGCGATGATGACGGGGTCTCGTTTCTGCATGTCGGCTCCTTGTGGTTAGCGTTGCCTGCTTTTTAACCACGTCAGGCGAGGTGGTATCCTCTGAGGGGTCTGTTACTCGAGAGGAAATTGGTTATGAATACAATCAAGTTTTCTTGCCCAGAATGTGGTGGCTAAGTCTTTGACACATCCTTTAAGCCGCAGGGCTCTGACAGTTTCGCGGGAGCCATCTGCAAAAATTGTGGTCACCTTGTAACTGAAGATGAGTCCTCGCAGTTCGATGACGAAATCGTTGACAATATCTTCGGTGCACTCACCAGAGACTTTCTGAAGTAAAGGCGCATACCGCTTAGTTACCGCTCTGATAACTCTTACCTGTCCGGCAATGGCGCTGATATCAATATAAAGCGCCATCGCTGTTTCTTTGCTGATCCCTGGACGCCTTCCATTCTGATGTTTGACTCGCCCACTGAGAAATCCTCTGCTTCCCCTTAACGCCGGGTAGCGGAACTGTTTGCTGAGAACACCGTGCGGTGTCTTGATGAGTAGAATTTAGAATAGCCTAAGAGTTATGGTCAAGCTTTTTGTGTAGAAAAACCTAAGCTTCTTGATGTAAAAAACACAAGTATTTGAAAGTTTGTGCTTTTTATTACAGAGAGTTGCGAAAAAAAGGGGGGTTATTTATTTGCGCTTCTTTTGCGAGCTTTGAGTAGTTCTTCAAAAAGTTTGTTGAAATTCTCAACTCGAGCACGCATCTCTGACAACAGAGCCTTTTGCTCTGACTCAGGCAGTGCGTCGAACAGTTGAAGCAACTCTTTTTGATCTTCTGTCAGATTGACTGGCTGATTATCTGGGATCGGTTCGCCTGGTTGCTTATCTTCATCTCCAAAAAGAAGCCAAGTCGGCGAGCACTGAAGCGCCTGGCTCAGTGCGAATAATCTCTTCCCCGCTGGCTGTGTTTCATCTCTTTCCCATTGAGAAATTGTTACGTGAGCGACTTTGACCAGCTTACCTAATGCGGCCTGAGACAGTTTTAATTTTTTTCGCCTGTATAAGAGGCGAGCACCGAAGGTTTCGTTTTTCATATTAGGTAATTCTAATTTTTCTTGACTTAGGTTTCTCTACGATCTAGTTTCCTTAGGAAAATCTAAGGGTTTCGATATGTTGAAAATTGATGCTATAGCGTTTTTTGGCAGCAAAACAAAGCTTGCCAATGTCGCAGGAGTTAGGCTGGCAAGCGTTGCTGCATGGGGGGAACTGGTTCCTGAAGGTCGCGCGATGCGCCTGCAAGAGGCATCCGGCGGGGAACTTCAGTACGACCCCAAAGTTTATGACGAATATCGTAAGGCAAAGCGGGCGGGGCGGTTGAACAATGAAAATCACCACTGAACAGGTTTGTGAGGCTCTGGATACCTGGGTATGCCGACCAGGAATGACACAGGAGCAGGCGACGATATTAATCACGGAAGCATTCTGGGCTCTGAAAGAACGCCCGAACATCGATGTTCAACGCGTCACGTTTAATGATGGCGAGGTTGATCAACGGGCGCTGGGCGTTAACCGGGTGAAGATATTCGAACGCTGGAAAGCTATCGACACCAGAGATAAGCGTGACAAATTCACGGCGCTGATTCCGGCAATTATGGAGGCTATCCGGATCAGCGATTTCAGATTGTATTGTGAAATTACTGACGGAAAAAGCATTACGTACATGATCGCCGGGTTAAACAAAGAATATGGCGATGTGGTGGAGTCCGGGCTGCTTTTTGCGGATCCAGTTGTTGTGGAACGTGAGACTGACGAGCTTATAGAAAAAGCTATTGCTTTCAAGCACGCGTATCGTCAGCAATACCAATATTACTTTGCAGATAAACAAATGTCTGCCAGGGGGGCGTATGAGTATCGATGCACTACGATGGGCTAAAAAGGTGAAAACCGGCAGTTCATCCAGTAAGTCAGTATTGACCTGGCTTGCTGATATGTGCGGTGCCGATTTGTGTGCATACCCGTCTGTATCTGCACTGGCAGAAGTAACGGAACTGAACAAAAAGACTGTGCAGGACAGCTTACGACACCTGATGGAGATTGGGTTAATTGTTGATACCGGTGAGAGAAAAGGCAGAACAAAGCAAATTGTGGTGTACCGACTTATCGGTGTAGAAGAAAGTGTTGCCGAGCCTGAATACACCCAAAAACGGGAGTCTTTAAAGGTGGGTAAAATTGGTGCTGTTAATAAAAACAGTACCGAAAATGGTTATGTTTCAGCACAAAACAGACCCAAAAACAGAACTCTTAGCTGCATGGAAAATAACCAAAGACACCCAAATTTTCCATCAAAGACACCCAAAAACGGATCACGGAACCCAAAGGAACCCAAAGATCTAAACCCCACACATAACGCACGCGAGAGTGCTCCGACCAGTGAGCAGGAAGTTTTGTCGTTACAGGCAGCCCCCCCTGTATTCCTGTATGGCCTGAGCGAACCCATCGGAAAATTCCCGATGAGCGATAGCTGGTATCCGTCACGGGATTTTCGACGACGGGCTGCGTTGTGGGGGATGGCTTTGCCGGAGACAGAATTTACACCTGCTGAACTTGCCGCCTTCCGGGACTACTGGGCAGCGGAGGGGAAAGTGTTTACGCAGATTCAGTGGGAGCAGAAATTCGCCCGTCACGTAAATCACGTCAGGGCGCAGGTTAAACCAGTCAGCAAAGGGGTAAACCATGCAGCAGCACCAGGTGGCACCGCATCACGGGCAGTTCAGGAAATTCGGGCAGCACGTGAGCAGTGGGAACGTGAAAACGGATTTATCAGCAACGGAAACGGCCTGGAAGCTGTGGGAACTTATGGGGGAGGTGTATTCGAACCGCTGGACCCAGAAGAACGGGGCTGCGCCGTCGAAGCTCTGGATTGCTCAGATTGGCGCGATGACTGAACAGCAAATCCGGCAGGTCTGCCGTCAGTGCATGGACCGCTGCCGGGCGGGTGAAACGTGGCCTCCGGACCTGGCTGAGTTTGTGGCGTTGATTTCGGAGAGCGGGGCAAATCCATTTGGCCTGACGGTGGATGCCGTGATGGAGGAGTACCGTCGCTGGAGGAATGAATCCTGGCGGTACGACGGGAGTGATAAATACCCGTGGCCACAGCCGGTGCTGTACCACATTTGCCTCGAGATGCGTGACAGAGGGATTGAGCGGCAGATGACGGAAGGTGAGTTAAAACGACTTGCAGAACGGCAACTGACGAAATGGGCAAAGCATGTTGGTAATGGCCTCAGTGTTCCGCCAGTCCGGCGACAACTGGCAGCACCCAAACGCCCGCCAGGGCCAACGCCAATTGAATTGCTGAAACAGGAATATGAGCGCCGGAAGGCGGCCGGTTTTGTCTGAGTTGAGAAGTAATTTTTACCGGGAGGAAAATTTAATGGAAACCGTTTTTGACGCACTGAAAGCACTGAAAAAAGCCTCGTCGCACGAGATTGCAGCCCGTCTTGAAATCAGCCGTGACGATGCTGTTACCGAACTCTGGAAGCTGAAGCGTCGTGGCGAAGCTGATAACAAGGGGTCGATGTGGTGGCTGACGAGTGAGGCAACTGAAGCGGCCCCAAAAACCACTGCAGAGATGCTGATTAACGCGATTGAACAGCATGGTCCTCAGTCGGCTGACGAACTGGCGTTAATGTTCGGGATTACCTCCCGCCGGGCGAATTCATCACTGGCGATGGCTGTCAGCAAAGGTCGTCTGATTCGCGTAAATCAGGACGGTAAATATCGTTACTGCATACCGGGCGATAATTTACCGGCAGAGCCGAAAGCTGCATCGGTAACGGAAACCGATGGTAAAGCCTTTCCTCAGCCGGCAGGTGTTGCGTTACCAGTCCGGGAAGCGGAAACACAGGAAGAAATTAAAACTGAAAGTGTGGCGGTCACAGTGCAGTCACAGCCGTCGTTCACCAGAAAGCATCCGGATGGTCTGATTTTACCATCGCTGCATGTGGCTAACCGCGAGCTGCGCCGGGCAAAAGGTCAGGTTCAGAAGTGGGAGCGCTTATGCGCCGCGCTGCGGGAAATTAATAAGCATCGTGATGTCATACAGAAAATAACGACAGGAGATAACGGGTAATTTTTACAGCAGGGTGATGATATGAAAATCAGATATCATGATTTCGGCCCCGTGTCACATATGCTTATTTCAAGTACGGTGCTGGAAACAAGAAAACATAATCACATACTGGATATGCTGCGTCTTGCTGACCCGTATCTGGTAATAAACACCAGTGGAATTTTCTTTCTGAGAAGCACTGTGTCAGGAAAAACATCGCATGTGCTTCGGGCATATAAAACAGCAGTGCGGGAGGAAGGAGAATGAGCGAGATTAACTATCAGGAGCTGCGTGTTGAGCTGGGAGCAGCAAAAAAACGCATAGAAGAGCTGGAGGCTAATCGTGTGGTGCTTGAGGTGGAAAATGAGAGGTTGAAACACGCAATGGCCGTAGCCCTTGAGCATATATCCGTCACAGATGCAGGACAGGCAGGTGTCGCTGCAATGATTATCTATGATGCCATGTACCACAGTGAAAAAACTGACCCCTACGCTTTTCTGGCAGAATTGCGGGCGCAGGGTGTGGAGATGGTGCGCGAACATCCAGCAATCAAACTTTGCTCTTTGACGCACATATGTGACGAGTTAGTCGCAGAGCTTCGCAAAGGAGGCAACAAGTGAGTAAAACGAATCCGGGCTGGGCAAGGCCACTTATGGCGAAAAAACATCATTATTTTGCTGAAGGTGAAATAACAAGTATTTGCGGTGGGTGGATGTATTTTGGCAATGAGCGTGAGCCGGATACATTCGAAAGTCCAGATGATTGTAAAAAGTGTCGTAGAAAATTAAATAAGGGGGGTAAATGAGCGTAATTAAAGAAATGCCAGTGGAACGTAATGAATATGGCTGCTGGACGCATCCTGAATATGAAAAATTCTGTGATGGTCGGGAATATATTTCAACGGAAGAGTTTAACGCCTGGATGGAGAAAAATAATCTTCAGTGGGCTATCCGTAGTATGGATGAAGATGATTTTAATCTGGACGCAGATGGCCCTGATATTTCAGCATGGGAACCTGAGCGACCAGAAGGTGAGGGATGGTTTATCGGTTCGATACATGACACCGAAGATGGTCCTGTTTGTGTATGGCTGAGAAATAAGGCCGAAGCATAAAGGCTATAAACCAACAACTAAACACTGAAAATTTAAATCAGAAATGATTTTTATTAAATCCTTAACCGGAGGGATTCCTGCACCCTCAGAACATCAGGAGACCGCCCGAAAGGGCGGTAGTGAAAAATGACTGAATTAACCAAAGAATGGCTACAGAACACGATTACCGGAATTGAGTCATCACGGGATGAAATACCGTTCGGACTCGATGAAGATCAAAACAACATGCTTACCGCATTAAAAATTGCACTGGCATCACTGGCATCAGTATCGGATGAACGGGCAGCCTATGAATTATTTATGGAGAAGCGTTTCGGGGAATCTGTAGATCGCCGCAGAGCAAAAAATGGCGATAGAGATTACATGGTATGGGATATGGCGCTTGGCTGGATTATCTGGTGTCACCGCGCCGCCATGCTTCAGGCTGGAAACTTTCGGGAAAATAAGGGTTCGTCAACCAATAATTTTCGGGAAATCTCGGAAACGTCAACCAACTATCCGGTAACTCCGGATGGTTGGATAAGCTGTAGTGAGCGAATGCCGGATGATGGTCAGCACGTAATTATTTTATGTGATGGCGCATTCGTTCTTTATGCGCAATATCGAGACGGTGAGTTTTTTGATGTAGTCCGTAATGGTGATGAATTTTTCGAAACACAGAGCCGCAATGTAACCGACTGGATGCCGCTACCAGAACCGCCGCAGGAGGTGCGCCAATGATCTGGCCTGAAGCCTTTGCAATTACAGGCGTTGCTATAGCTATTGATTTTTTAGTATATGTTATTTGTCGGTGGGGGTAAAAACGTTCGCCGGGATTCACACCAAAGGAGGGAATATGTCGGATGATATTTCACTGGCAATGGAAGGTGCGCTGGCTGTTATTGCTGTTGTGGGCGTTTACTGCCTGGTTGTGTTTTTGATGGATCGACTAGGGAACTGAATTCATTACGATATGGGAATTCCCATATCGGGTAAAAACGGTTTGCGGTAAAGCGAGAGTTAAGTAGAATTGCTGCGGGTGCTTGAGGCTGTCTGCCTCGGGCATGCCACCGTAAGGCAGACAGAGAAAAGCCCCAGTTAACATTACGCGTCCTGCAAGACGCTTAACATTAATCTGAGGCCCAATTCCATGCTTCACACACGTAGGTTAGCCTCTTACGCGCCGAAAGGCAAGGAGAAGCAGGTTATGAAGCAGCAAAAGGCGATGTTAATCGCCCTGATCGTCATCTGTTTAACCGTCATAGTGACGGCACTGGTAACGAGGAAAGACCTCTGCGAGGTACGAATCCGAACCGGCCAGACGGAGGTCGCTGTCTTCACAGCTTACGAACCTGAGGAGTAA